CTGTGGTCTGACGAAGAAAAGAACCAGATGATCACCCGCGGGCAGATTCCTATCGCCATCAATGATGTCAGCAAAGGCATTCAGGGTTCAGCGGCAGTGGCTACAGCCAATAAGCCGGGCATCAATGTCAAGCCTATCGGATCATCTGATTTGTACGTGGCGGAACTGCTCAAGCGCGGGTTTGATTTTGTGTGGGGTCAGAATAACGGCGGGGAAGTCCTGTTTGATGTGGTGAAGGAATGCAAGACGGGGTCGCTTGGCGTGATCGATGTCAAGTTTGATGAGACCAAAGGGAAGTTCGGGAAAATCATTTTTCTTTCCGATAATCCGCTGGATTACTATTTTGACAAAAAGTCCCGGCTTTCTACAAAAGTTGATTCCCATATTATAAAGGCTCATCTCATTACGCGGCAGTATGCCAAAGACAATTACGATGTTACGGATGATGACCTTGATTTTAACATGGTGCCTCAGGATTCGGAGCCCGGTCAATCATCCGCCGGTCATCCCGGAGAGGACGAATACGCCCGGATGCAGACGTCTGAGGACAAAGACAGCCGTGTTGATCATGATCCCGCCGAGGACGCCGATGTTTATGAAATCGAAGCATGGCTGATCAAGAAAGAGAAAGCGCATACTGTTTCGACTGTGAACCCGCAAACACAAGCTGTTGAGAAGTTTGCTTTTGATACGAAAGATGAAGCTAAAAAGCGGGTTGAAGAATTAAAAAGCGAGTTCGGATTGGATGGCACTTACAAAGAAGAAGTTCGCGAAGTCCGAAAACAGCGGATCATTGTCGGGAAGAAACTCATCTCCGAAGAAACCAACCCTTACGGTCTGGATTCAGACGGCGATCCGGTTATACCGAAACTGTTAATCGGCCATGACCGCTCCTATAGCGGCTATTTTGTGGGGCCGACATACAGGGCAATCGAAATCAGCAAGAGCCGCAATAAACGCCGCACACAGACGGTTTATGTCATTTCAAAGAACATTGACGCTCCAATTATGATGACGGAAGGCTGCAAGTGGGAAACTGACCCAAAATACGGCGATAGTCTCAAAGTACCCAAAGATTCGCCGTTTCCGCCTTCGCGCTTGCTTCCTGGCACGACGTCTTCGGAACTGATGGCAATGGAGCAGCGCGACGAAGTGGCGCTCAATGACGAGTTCGATATGCAGGAAGTCATGAAAGGGAAACTACCGCCGGGCGTTGATTCGGGCAAACTGGTTATTGCCTTGCAGGATCAGGCGGGAATGATGTCCACACCGTTCTTAGGCGTTGTGGAATCAACCATCGAGAAAACGGCAAAGGTTATATTTTCCCTGATGCTGCGGCACTGGCCAAGGCAGATGTGGGAGCGTTTGATCGATTCGGAAGAAGTACAAAACTGGCAACCGGAAAAGGATAAACAGATTAACCCGCAAACGGGAGAGACCGTGCCGCCCGATCCGAACGATATTCAGGCCAAGTGGATTGCGGCTGTCGATCAGGTGCGTCCCGCGGACATTACCAAAGACCCGCCGATTGATCTTGAAGGGCTGCATATCAAGATTGTTGCCGGTTCGACGACACCGACAAACCGGATGGCTAAACGGTTAGATGCCATGGAAATGGTGAAGGCCGGTATTTATCCGCCAGAGATCGCGCTTGATTACATTGATGATCCGAACGCGGATAAGGCAAAGATATTGTTGCAGCAGGAAAAGCAGCAGCAGATGCAGATGATGATTGCCCGAAGCGGGAATATTAAGGGCGGTACGCCTTCGCAATAAGGAGATAGGAATATGGCAGAATTGACCGAATCAAAAAGAAATAGTTTGCCGTCATCGGCGTTTGTGTTTCCGGATAGCAGAAAATATCCGATTCATGACCTTGCGCATGCGCGTAATGCTTTGGCGCGGGTTTCAGAGTTTGGGAGTTCTTCGGAAAAGGCAGCGGTGAGGGCAGCGGTAAACAGGCGTTATCCGACATTGAGAAAGAGGCAGATGATAAAAGGGTAATTGAATTTAACGGGAGAAAAACACTTGGGAGGGTGTGAATTATGGGAGAAATAAAAAAAGGATTGCGAATATTATCATGGGTAATACGTTTAAAAATGATCATTGAAGAGTACACACATCGCTATCCAAAAAGGCAAAAAGAGTTTGAACAAAAGAAAGACCACGGAGATGAAAAGCCCTTAAGGGCTTATATGACAGTTGCAGATTTTATTCATGAAGATTTGGCTTATATGGTAATGCGAAGATCAGTTTATGCAGATAAAGAACAAATATCCTTATGTGGCGCTTTCTTGGCTACTCTGGCCATACATGATTTAACCGGGAAATATCCGGCTGCTGCAACATCTGAGATTATTGAAACATGTGAATTACTACGGGCAGATGGGAAGGGTTATGAAGGTATATTGGAGTTTTTGAGAACAGTAGAAGGGTAGGGCAATGACGGATGTGCAGAAGAAAATCATTATTGAGATATTAAAAGCACTCAAGGGCATTGAAAGGATGTTGCAGGAACTTATTAAATAACAGCTTACGTTTCAATCATCACACGAAATTAAAGGCGGCTAACTCGAAAGGGTTGCCGTCTTTTTTTTATGCCTTCCGGACGGGCTTAAAATGTCTGAGAAACCGGTTTCCGTGGCGACCGAAAGGCCATGCGATTGAAAGAGAGGGATTTATGGGAGCAGGAGATTTCGTAAAAGAAGAATTCACGAAAGAAGAGCTGGAGGCTTTGGGAGAGACTTCGGCAAACGTTGACGAGACTAAACCGGTTGAAGGCGCCGGAAAAAGCCCGGAAGAACTTGAAGCCGAAGCAGCCGCGAAAGCTGGCACTGCAAAGGTAGATGACCCTTCCAAAGCCGCGATTATCGAAGAACCGAAAGAATTGTCAACTGAGGAAAAAGCAGTCGCAGATCAGGAAGGCGTCAAACTCGTCACAGAAAACGGTAAGCAGTATCTTGTTGACGATGAGGGCGCGAAAATACCGGTGGAAAGATGGCGCAAGAACTTCGCAAAGACACACGCTGAAGTCGATACCGCCAAAAAAACCGCCGAAGAAGCAAACAGAAGATTAAACCTTTTCAAAGAGTTAGGAGCGGAAAAATATTACGATCTTTATCCCGATGAAAAACCGGCAAACTACGCGCCGCCGGTAAAGCCCGAAGCAGCTGCCGAAGCACCCGTGGAAGATTTCAATACCATGATTGTCAACGGCGGCAAGTATAACGGCTGGCAATTAGGCGACGTGGCGAAGGAAGACCCGATAGCGGCAAGCCTGATGCTCAATAATTATCTCGAGCAAAACCGTTCGGTCAAAGAACAGGAATCAAAACGCCAGGCGGATTTTCAGCAGAACTTTGAACAAGAGAGGAATCAATTTTGTTTCAACAGGGCAAAGGAGCTTTTCAACAAGTCCGATAATTTCACGGACGCGGAAAAAGCGCAGGTGGTTAAGGTCTACGAGGATTTGTCCAAATGGATGATTGCCAACAAGAAGAGCCATTACAACATGGAAGACGCCTACGCCCTGATGAACAAGGACAAGATTATTGAGTCCAAAGTTGCCGAAGCCTCGAAAGCCGCCATCGAAAAGCTGACCAAACCGGGAGCGAAATCCATCGGCACGGTTTCCACCGACGGCAAGCCAACGGGTTTTGAATCCTATTTGGCGATGACAGAAGGCCAACTTGAGGATGCCATTGATAAGATGACGGATAAAGAATTTAAGGCGTTTCTGAAAGACGCTCCGAAAGAATTACGGGATAAACACCCCGGAATATTCTGACTTTTTGTGAAGGCCAACACATAAGGAGTAACAAATGGCTGATTTTACATTTACGACAGGCAACGCCCTGACCCGCAAGGCATGGGCTAAAAAATGGTGGATGGAAGCGAAGACAAGCTCGTATTTTTACGAAAACGGTTTTGTCGGAACTTCCGAGAGCAATATCATCGTCGAGTTCGCCGATCTTCAGAAAGAACAGGGCGACGTGATAACCATCGGGCAAATCCGCGAGCTATCCGGCGGCGGCGTTCCCAATGACAGCATCATGGAAGGCAATGAAGAAGCCCCGGCGACTTACGACAATTCAATCACGCTGACCCAGATCAGAAACGCGGTGCGGACCGCAGGCCGTGAAACCGAAATGCGGGTTTCCGACAACAAGATCAGGGAATACGCCAAAGAACTGCTGCAACGCTGGATGGCGATGACGATTGATCAGAACATCTTCACGGCGTTGGGAAATAATCCGACCAAGGTTATTTATCCCTCCGGCGCGACAACGACTGCGACCATCGCGGCAGGCAATTACATGACGCTGTCGCTGATTTCCCAATGCGTCACATACGGACGCAAAGCCAAGCCTCTGATTATCGGTCCCACGGTCAAAGGCAAAGCGATGAACGGCGTTATTGTCATGTCCCCCGATCAGGCTTACGACCTATCGGAGCGTGATGCGGCATGGGCGCAGGCTCAGCGTGAAGCGCAGAAGCGCGGCGATGATAATCCCATTTTCGGGATAGCCCTCGGCGTTCACAAGAATTGCGCGATCCATGACCACCAGAGAGTGGCGACTGTCACCAAC